TTCTGTCTCTGTGCCTGGAAAATCTCATGGAGGTAAGACGCACGATCCTCATACCGAACTCCGATCATATCCCTTGACCGGAACCATCCTGGACGAGGGAAGTACACTTCCCCACTACGGAGCATATCAATATACTTCTGGGGAAGGGGGGGGATACCATGTTTAAGGGATGCCTTAAACTGGTTCCACCTCCTGGCCCCAAATATCTTGACATGCTTCATAGAAGAAGCGTCAACAACCCATCTTCTCAATGCCATAATCTGACCAGCATAACCACCATCCTTTTGGTAGGGGTCCAAAAATGGTCCACTATCAAGAGGTCCATAGGCCTCACCGTATCCTGGCTCCCGCCACTCATAGATTCCACCTACATACCTTTCTAATTCATCGTGGTACATCTTGGAAAGACGAGAATAGTCATTCCGTGTACCATGAAGGAAAGTAAATAGGCCTAATCTATGCGCATTCATCCACATCAATTGATTCCTGGTGAACTGATGACCATCTGGAATTGGGGCACCAAGCCCACCCCACTCAGTGGGGCCATAGATTGGACCAGGGAAACCCTTTAGGATAGGATAATACTGTCGGAAGAGCCTGACAAAGACTGGTAAAGTCTTGGGGTTAGAAAACCTTGAGAACTCTCTCCAGTTCTGTGCCAGAACCTCCCAAGGCATTATCTGCCTTCCGGTTTCCGTGTCAATCTGCTTATCCAGTGGCATATTCAACAGACCCACATTGGGGACCGAGACGGCCTTCCATTTCCGGGAAATCTTATCAAAAGTACAGTAAGTGGAATTTACCAATGCCAAATCCCTGGAATAGTAGTTCTTCCCTAGGGAGAACTCCAGTCCCACGGATCGGGTGGCACGTTTCCACTTGCGGTACTCAGATGGATTTGCGGGAAATAGGACGTCATCTCCATTGATGCGCATGAATCGCTCACGGGGGATCGCCATAACACTAGCTGACCTGTTGATCAGGCATAGCAGAGGGAAGGATAGGATGTGTCCCATCATCTGTCCTCGCGTGATATCTATAGGACTCTGTCCTTTAAGTTCCAGTTGGGAGTGGACAAGAGACTTGATTACTAGCTCCTTAATCCAGGGTACATACTGTACCAGAGCCGGATCAAGGAACGAGAAATCAGTCCGGTCAAGCATGGCTCTTGCAGCATACTCGGTATATTCAAGGAAAATATTGTCTGTG